TTATTCTTTATATTCATGAAGGCATTCATGGTGGCCTTGGTGATTTTGAAGCACCTAATGAAGTTCCGCAAGAGGTTTTTAAAGGATTCAGGAGCGTATTGGTAGGGCATTATCACAACAGGAAGAAAATCGATGGCACCCAGATCGAATATATAGGTTCTTCTCGCCAGGCTAATTTTGGAGAGGATGAACATAAGGGGTACACATTGTTGTGGTCAGATGGCACCCATTCATTTATTGAGAATCAAGTCAACACCCGTTATGTTACTTTTGAAAAGGATTTTGAAGAACTGAATAATGCAGCTTTGAAGGCCATTTCTGAGTGGCGTGATGATGACTACAAGATACGTTTGAAGATTAATTGTACAGACGCACAATCAAAATTGATCGACAAACAAGCTCTTTTTGCAGCTGGAGTAACAAAAATCGAAGCTGAGACTGAGGAAACAAAGGTTGAAAAAGTAACCGATGAAGATCTCAGTAAAAAGTTCGATAAGAAAGGCATCCAGACTGAATATGAGACTTACTGCAATGGTAAGAACATCAGTAGTGAACTTGGTATGAAATATCTAAATCAAATTTAATCATGGAACGCAAATTATTTTTCTTAGGGCTGTTTTTGGCGATTATTAGTCTTGCGAATTTTGTTTGTATTTGCAAGTTGATTTCTGTTCTGGAGGGTAATGGGTGTTGGACCAGTATAGGTGTTGTCGCTGCAATGTGTGATATGCTTGTTGCTGCTGTTATAGTAATTGTTTTTGCTCTCAAATATAACGATTAAGCTATGTGGAACCTACAGTCTATTGAAGCAAGAAATATATGCTCATTCACTAAGCTTCAGTTTTTTATGAAGCAGAATGTGGCAACTCTCATTTTCGGCAACAACGAGGATGATGGGGAGAATCAGCAGCACAATGGTTCTGGTAAGTCGGCATTCATGGAGTGTATCGGCTTCGGAATCACAGGTGAGGCTTTTCGTAAAGTTGACACCATTGAAGACATAATTCGTGATGACGAGGATTACGCTGAGGTCAAATTGGACCTTTACAATCAGGAGTCAAACAAGCGGATGATAGTCTCCAGGCGTATAGAAAGAGGGCAGTCACAAAAGGTTGAAGTCACTATTGTTGAAAATGATATTCCGTCTTACATTCCTTTTGTGTCTGTTATTGAAACGAATCGTCAGATACTTGAAATCCTGGGAATCTCAAAGGATGATTTGTATCACAATTGTCTTCTGAATGCTAACAGATTCAAGTCATTCTTTAATTCCTCTGACAAGGAAAAGAAGGAGATAATTAATACTTTCTCGAATGGTATTATTGTTGACGAGGCCATTGAAAAATTGAAGGTTGATATTGAAGCTGCTGGTGAAGAGTCAGATAAAGCTAATTTGGAGGTTTCCAGGGTCGCCGGTGCTATTGAGGCCATCCAGTCACAAATTGATGAGGCAGAAAATAATGCTGAAGCTATGGAGTCTCAGCGTAAGGAAACAGTTGATGTTTTGAAGTCTAAAATTGCTTCTGAGCGTGAACAGATACGTTCTATCCAAAAGGAGATTGATGGCGCACATGATGATGCTACAAAACTCAATAATGCTGCCATTAAGATTGAGTCCATTGAGGATGCCGGTTTGGATTTGACTACTTTGAATCATCAGGTCAAAAAAGTATTGACAGAGGTTGGTTTTGAGTCCAAGATGACAGACTGGAATCTCAGAATTCAGAGTCTTAATGAGAAGAAAGAGAAAGATTCACAGCTTGTTTCTGAATTGAATGCTGAATTAACTGGTATCCAGGCTAAGTTGAATGAGAGTAAGCGTCAGTTAGAAGAAGCTGGAGCAGAATATAATAAGGTAAAAGAGTCAAATCACCAGAAGGACGAGGCTGACCAGAAGGAGATTATTGAAATCCAGGAGGACATAAAGAAATATGAAGAAAAGTCCAAAAAGATTCTGAATGATATTATTGCTACCAATGAACAGATTGCCAATGCCAGACACGATATTGTGAAACTGACAGCCGCAATCAATGGTGCTGTTGAATGCCCGAATTGTCATCATAAGTTTGCTTTGGATTCAAATTTGTCCGTTGACGAGCTTAAGGTTGAACTGGATCAGAAAGATGCCAGTGTAAAGAATATGGAAGAAGATGTTGAGTCTTACAGATCTAAGAAATCCAAGAATGACGAGGAAATCGAAAATTGCAGACTTGACATGCAAGATATTCGTGATGACATCCAGAAACGTTCTAATGCACTGAGTGAGCTCTTCAATAAAGGACAGGCTTTCCGTCATTCTTATAATGACAATAAAGAGGAATTCGATAAGTTGGAAGAGCGTATCAATTCTTTGAAGTCCAGTATCAGTAATGCTGAGAATGAAATCGCAAAACTCTCAGAATCTATTGTTACTGAGGCACTGGATATTCTGGATGGTCAGATTGACGAACTGGAGCGCACACAGAAAACCAAAAAGGCTCAGATTGAAGGATGTAAGTCTGCTATTGAGGTAAATGAGGCTTCTATTAAGGAGCTGGAGAGTGCTACGGTTTCAGATCATGTTGATAAATTATGCGCTACTCTGGAATCTAAGGAATCAGAGAAGAAAGAGGTTGATGCTGTATTCCGTGAGAAGCAGGCAGCTCTCAATGAGTTGAAAGAACAGGAAGTGCGTTTTGTTAATTTCAAGACTCACTTGGCTAATACCAAAATCAATTCGATCTCCCAGATTACAAATCAGGTACTCCAAGACATCAAGAGCCCAATTCGTGTTCATCTTTCCGGGTTTACCGTTATAAAATCAGGAAAGGTGCGTGATAAGATTTCCGTATCAGTATCAAAGAACGGTATCGATTGTGGGTCATTTCTGAAGTGTTCTGCTGGTGAGAAAGCTCGTATTATGTTCGCTAATATCGTAGCCATGCAGCGTATGACCAATCTCACAGCATTAGGTGGTGGTCTGAATCTTATCTGTATTGATGAGATTATGGATAACTGTGAAGAGGCCGGATTGATGAGTGTTGCTGAAATGGCAAACGAACTTGGAATCACGGTTCTGATGATTACCCAGGGTAAGACCTCAGAGAACTATCCATACGAGTTGGTTGTTACCAAGCGTTGTGGTGTATCATTCATTTCAAAACAGCCTAAATCAGATGAAAACGCTTAATGATGTATTGCAGGCGGGACTTCGTAAAAACGAGGTTCTTGCCTTGGATATTGCTGAACACTGCGGTTATTACTCCAGTGTTGACAACTATGGTGTGGCACATTTCCCAGCTAATGACAAAGCACCAAAATATCTTGGTGCCGACTATAGCCAGTATGTTGCGTTTGCCGACTGGTTGGAGAAGATGATCATTGATAACGGTATTAAGGTTTTGGCTGTTGAGGATTTGAAATTCTCAAAATTCGCACTGGCCACCATCAAACTTGCCCAGCTTCATGGAATAATGCTTCTCGTAGCTGCCGAAATGGATATTCCGGTTAGGTATTTCAATGTACCAAGCATCAAGAAACACACCACTGGTGATGGACGCGCTGACAAGGCTAAAATGCTTAAGTATGCAGCGGAACGGTATCACCTCGATTTTGAAGGAAAGCATGATGCCTGTGATGCATCATGTGTCTGGTTCTATTTCATTCATTTGTACAATAACGATTTAAAACGATAAAATTATGGGATGCGTAGCAAAAACAAAAAAGATTAAGTTTTCCAAGATGTTGATGGAAGACGTTCTATTAACGAAGTTTAATGGTGTTCCAGTTGACACCACTGTTACTTATCATGAGGATGGTTCTTTCACTCCGACTGAAGAGGGTATCGCTGAGACCTTTAAATTTATGAACAACATCTGGGAACGTCAGGTCAGACATAGAATGAAAGAGGAGTCATGGCCAAAGTATATCGATATGTTCAAACAGTCAATCTCGAAGGAATGGAACGCAAGCAAGAAGTCTTCTTCGACAGCAACGGAAAGCCAATCCTAAACGGTAAGGATCCCAGGGTAAACAACGAGTTATTTGAGGAGTATATACTTCCCAATTATGACATGGTGCTTACACTGACAAGGAAATACACAGATCGTCCGGAGAACGTTGACGAGAATTTCGCCATCGTTCTCACGGAGTTCTATAAGTATATCCAATCCTATAATCCAGAAAAGCCGCTAAAAACATGGATTCACATTTGTACTAAACGTTGTTGCCAGGAACAGAACAAGAGGCGGTTCGATCAGGATTCTAAGTATTCTGATAATGACCCGTATTCCTCTTCTGTTGCCAGAGAACACATCATGCAGACTGGAGCATTTACTACGCATGATATGAGTCATGGGCTTTCCGACGAGATTGTGACAGCTCTCAGGATGATTCAGCCTCATAAATTGTCGGCATTCATTCTTCAGGTGCAGGGTTACTCTATCAAGGAAATCACCGAGATCGAATATATGCGTGGTCATTTGAAACGCAAGAATGAAGAAAACGTCAAGAGCAGAATCTTCCAGGCCCGTAAGGAACTAAGGGAGCTGCTGAATCGAGACGGTACTATCAAAAGTGAGTTGTTGAAGTTGATTTTAAAAAAGAGGATGCAAGGTGGAACAGGAGAAAGTAAGTAGGACGATTAAGATTTTTGTCCGTATCATCAATAAAATAGACAAAAAATGGAGACTACCTGGAGGTGGCCAGCCTGAATTGTATATTGCAAATGGTCTTGCTGGTCTGGAGAAGATGTTTCCAATGGGAATGTCTGACCAACGAATAGCAGACTACATTGTGTATCAATTGTATCGGTATGCAGACAATATAGCCGGTGTAGCTCCGACACATTTTCAGTATTCCTGGTGTTTTAGTGAAACCGCATTGGCAAAGTACAAGAACCAGTATTTTGGCACTGGAAATCCGAGGATTGACTATTATATTGACCAGTGGCTAAAGGGACTTGGTATTCAGCGTCAGCAAGTTGTTGAATATATCTCAGGCCCAAAACCTAATAAATGGAGAAAATATCTTGAAATGCCAAGTGACGAATTGGTAAAGAGACGGTTCCACAACACAGAAAACGGATTTGTCCTGTGTTCTTCGAGGACAATGGGGTGGAGTCCTGGTTCTAAGGCATGTCAAGAATGCAATTTCATAGGTAAATGCAAGCAAGTTACTGGAAAGAGATACCCAGAATTGCTTAGGTTAAGAGAAGAAAACAATAATTAAAAGAAGATCGATTATGGCAACAATTAAGAAAAAGGTTTTGACGGTAGAATATCTACGTCAATTGTATTGGGGAGCAATTAACAATAGTTTTGTGTGTTCAGCTGTCAGTCAGCACATGGAGTCTGAACTTTTGCCAACACAAGATTTCCAGACCCTTCATGAGGCAATAAAGAAGCATTTTGTAACTCACAAGGATGCACCTAAATATGGCATCAGTTGGAAGAGATTCACGATGATGCTCAGGACATCGAGCCAGAGGTGCTTCTGGAACAGTTGGAGGAATATCTTAAATTGACGATGTTCCAGAGAGCCTATAAAGAAATTGGAAAGAAGTATCAGAATGGTGATGGCACAGAAGCTATGGCTTTGTTCTATCAGGAGGCAGAGAAAATCAAACAGTTTACTCTTAAGCAGGAGGATTTTATCGATGTTGTCGGTTCATTCCGTGAACGTTACAACGACAATAAAGAGCGTCACCAGGAGAATAGCCGTAAGAAAGCGGTCACAAGTTTCTATATACACCAGTTGGATGAAATGAATCATGGACGTAATCTTCGCGGGCAGGAGACATTATTCTTGGCACAAACTGGTGTCGGAAAGTCTCATGTTGCCAGATGGATTGGTTCGAATGCCTGTTATACGAGTGGTTTGAACGTTCTTCACATTCAGTTGGAGGGAAAGACATCTGAAACAACAGACGCTTATTCGGCTGGCCTTGTCGGATGCGAGTCTTATTTATATGAATCTGGCCTTATCAATGAACATTCTATGCAACAGTATCAGAAGATTGTTGAAATGGCAGCTGGTACATTGGTTGTGCGAGGATTCCCGAAGTTTGGCAAGGAAATCACAACTATAGATATTAAAAATGTTCTGGAAGAATATCGCAAGAAATATGGTTATTATCCAGATGTGCTTATTATCGACTCCGTTGACTTGTTAGGTGATTCAACAGGGCGTAACTGGGGTGAGAAAGGACAGCGTTTCAAGCGTATTCAGGTATCTAAGGATTTAAAGGATATTGCAGACGATTATGATTTGTGGTGTGTTGGAACCTATCAGGCCAATATCTCAGATCCTAAGTTGACGGAAGACGAGAATTTTGTTTTGACGGAATATAATTGTTCTGAGGCAAAGGGTCTGGCATGGGCACTTACGCATCTTATTTCTTTGAATCAGACATCGAAGGAGCGTAAGGAACGTACTATGAGGCTTTATGTGGCCAAGTCCAGGTTCTTTGCTAAGGGTGAGCCATTCAAGATAGCAACTGATTATGAACATGAAAGATTTTATGATGAAGAAAGAACCCTCAACATGGCAGCTTAGGGATTGAAAATTATTTCAAAGAAGTGCTAACAAATCTAAATATCGGTGCATAAGGTATTGTTTTCGGGATTGAAAATCATTATCTTTGCACCGATATTTCAATTGATTTTTGGGCAAAATTCCCTCTAACTAAGTATTTCCTACGGGAATTTTGCAGTATGCAAGTATCAGACGAAAGAAAACAGATTATTGTCCGTGAGCTTTGTGCGGAACTAAGTGGACGAGTTGATGGGGGTGGCAAGAACATCGTTGTTCCAGTCTGCCCTTATTGTGGCAAGAAAGGTGGTAAATTTGGCATTTATGTCGGCCCTATTGAAAGTAAGTTGTTTTGGACCCATTGTTTTTCATGTGGCCACACAACAAAGGACTTCAATAAGTTCTTAGAAGATATTGGTCGTACAGATCTGGCAGTCAAAGAAACAGTCGATCTTGACATGGATGTCGAGGATGAGATTGATTTCTTTGAAGACGAGGATGATGATCAGGAGCTTGTTGAAGTTGAAATGCCAAAAGGCTGGAAGCGTTTCTTCAAGAACAAATATTTGAAGAGTCGCGGTTTCATTATGGAGCTGTATGACATGTTTCCAGTTGGCAATACCAGGGGTATGAACTGGCAGTATGATGATTATGTGATTTTCCAGATTATCATGGATGGCATTTGTGTTGGGTACATCGGAAGAAATATCCAAAGTAAAGAAGTTATCGATGAACACAATGCCCGTTCAAAATTCCAGATACGCCGGTATTTGAATTCTACTGAGAATGATTTTTCAAGGCTTCTATTCAATTATGATAGTATTGTATCTGGAGAGACACAGACTGTGATTTTGACAGAAGGAATTTTTGACACCATAAGATTGGTGAAAATGTTCGAGCTTTATGAAAACAAGATGATAGTTCCCGTTGCTACATTCGGAAAGAAAATATCCCAGGCTCAGATGTTATTATTGCAGAAAAAAGGCGTAAGTCAGGTTATTGTGGCTTATGACATGGATGAGGTTGGAAAAGAGGCTATCACAAAAACAATGGCTCAGCTTGACCCATATTTTGATGTGTTAGCTCTTCAGTTACTAACAGATGACGCTAAGGATATTGACGAGTGTACTTGGTGGGAACTGTATGACTCATTTGCTTATGGCTTGAAGGAACAGGTTGAATTTAATCTAAACGAAATATGAAATATAAAACAGCTGAAAAAAGATTTATCGACGAGTATTGCGATGGTTGTGAAGATGGTCCTTTTTACAAGGACGATCTGGTGAATGCGTTTAGGTCTGGCAGAAAGTGGAATCTGAAGCAAATGTTCATAGATTGCCACAAACAGCAGCCTAAGCAGAATGACGATGATATTGCCGTTATCTGTAGTCTTGGTGATCAAGCTCCATTTTGTTTTGGTATTGAGGTTGTGACAGTAAAGGGTTTCGAATATCAGAATTTTGTCGAAAAAACCCCATACATACCTCTCTTCTGGTGTCGCTTGCGTAGTTTGTTGTCAATTTTAAATGGAGGATGGAATAAAGATGACAGAGATAAATGAACTACAGCAATGGATGGATGACCACATGATTTCATACAAGATTATGAAAGACGTGGTTACTATTCCTGAATTTGGCCGTTGTCTCTTTCAGGACATGACCAAGCGAGAGCATATCTTCAAGGAGAATAAGCTTACTGGGGATGTCGAATTTGATTGTGTTGAAGTTTCGAATCTCCTGATAGAAGATGAGATATATTATGTCATCTTTAAGTTTGGTGACCAGTTTTATTATACTGACATCCGAAAGGATTTTAAATTGACACCACTCAGGCATATCGGAAAACGAAAAGAGCGTGAGGAAATGTATGTCAGAGAATACGTAAACCTTGGAATACATACGCCATTCGAGTTGTTGAATGGCTCAGGTGCCATATCTGAGTGGATTAAGACCGCCAAGTGGATGGGCCACAAAAGTATCGGTATTTGTGACAAGAACACAATGGCAGCAACACTCCAGCTTCAAAAAGAAGCCAGAAGTGCCGGTATTGGGTATGTTTTTGGGTATTCACTTGTAATGCAAATTGACGGTGAGGAAATCGGTGCTAAGATATACGTCCATACTCAAAAGGGATTTCGTAATCTTCTGAGGATTCAGAAAGCCATAAATGTTGACCGTGAAGACGGGATGGTGGATTATTTGGAGGTTCTGAATAGGGCAGATGGTAATGTAATTGTGTTCGATAAATGGTCTGGTGAATGGATGACCCAGAACAAAGAGCTTCTGAGCGATTTCGACAAGGCATTTGATGGGTGGGTATTCTTCCAGGTTGACATGAGTGAGTATCGTGCTGATCGTATTGATTCCAGATTGTTGGAATCACAGAAGGCATTCTTTGACGGTTTTTACAAATCAGGAAAGTGGGATCTTGGAATTGAACCAGTATTGATAGAAGACTGTTATTATATTGATGCCGACGAATACAAAAACAAAATCGTGCTCAATAAGATTGATACTGGTGTGACACATGAGCTTTCGTATGCCCAGTTCTATAAAGATGTGGATCAGTTATATGATGAGTTCTGCGATCTGTTTTCAGAGAAATACGGCGATGATGTGTTTGATTTGATGGTTGACAACACTGTTTTGATTGCCAGTGAAAGCGATGCTGAGTATAACACATCTTCTGTGAACTATGCGCCTCGTTATTCAATGACTGAAGAAGAGGAAGCCAAGTATGGCAACACTCATAATATGTTCAACCAGCTTATTGAAGACGGGTTCCAGCGTCTTGTCCCCAAAGATAAAGAATCTGAGTATCGCAAACGTTTGGAATATGAAAAATACGTTATTGAAAGTACAGATAATGTTGATTATTATTTGATAACTTGGGATGAAATCAACTGGGCCCGCAAAAATGGTATTGCAGTAGGAGTTGGTCGTGGTTCTGCCGGTGGGTGTCTTCTAAGTTTCTTACTTGGAATAACCCAGATTGACCCGATGCCGTTTGATTTACTGTTTGAGCGTTTCCTGCTTCCAGAACGCGGAGGATTGGAGCCAGCAAAGGTAACCGTTATTGGTGATGATATTTCCAAAAAGGAATATGTCGAAATAAAATTGGAGAACGGCAAGACAATCAATTTTGTAGATGATGCTGAATTCCTTGTCAAACGAAACGGTGAAGAAATAACTGTTATCGGAAAGGAATTGCAGCCTGGTGATGATATTGTTTTGGATAGAAAAGACGAATTGTTTACAATAGATGAGTTGTAGTTATGAAGATAGATAGCGTAGAAATTAAGTGTGGCAAGAAACCACGTAAAGTTGTTGACTCTTTTGTTGATGACGGATATAGAAAGACTATGCGAGGATCACTGCCAGATATTGATACGGACTTTGATGCTGATAAGCGTCCAGAAGTCAAAGCATATCTGGAGAGACGTTACAACCATGATGGTAAACAGCGCGTATTCTCTGCCGGTACATTTACAACAGAGCAGATTCGTTCTGTCATTAAGGATGTGTGCCGTGTTCACCGTGTTTCTGCTAATATGGCCAACTATATTACGGCTATTATTGATTCTGGTACGGATTGGACTGGATTGATGCAGCTTGCTGTAAAGGAAAAGAAAGTCCGTGATTTTATTGAGAAACACTGGGATGTTTTTGAAGAGATACGCCCAATCATGTTTCAGCCCCGTTCACCAGGTGTTCACGCATCTGCATTGGTTATCACTCCAGATATTATCGAAGGTGAGGATGTGGAGTGTTTTGACATCATTCCTATCAAAAAAATGGATGGGCTTTTGGTATCTGAATTGAGTGGTGTGGAATTGGATGAATTGGGTCTCCTAAAGAATGACGTGCTTGGTATTGCTGAGCTTTCCAGATTGGATGAAATGATTCAGATCTGTAATAATGTCTATCACACCAATTTGTCTATTGAGGGTTTGGCCACCAGTTCTTTAGATGAACCAAAGGTATTCGAGATCATCAATAAGGGCCTTACACAAGGTATTTTCCAGTTGTCATCTGTTGGTATGACAAGGTTTGTCAGAAGTATGCATCCAGACTGTATTAATGACGTTATTGCAGCTAACGCATTGTTCCGTCCTGCTACATTGGATTCTGGAGCTGCTGGGATGTATGTTGATGCCAAGAACGGTACTGTTGATCCAGAATATCTTTGGGGAACTTATGATATTCTGAAAGATACCTATGCTGTCGCTGCATATCAGGAACAATATGCTGCACTTGCAAGAAATATCGGTGGTTTGAGTTTAGGTGATGGCGTGAATCTTGTAAAAGCCATTTCTAAGAAAAAGATAGAAAAAATCCGTAAGTTTAAGGACAAGTTCTATGCCGGTGCTCAGAAAAATGGTTGCCCTGATGAAGTTCGTGATCGTGTATGGAGCATTATTGAAGGTGGTGCCACGTATGGATTTAATAAATCACATGCTACTGCATACGGCATTACGGCATACATCGGAGCATATATTAAGGCACTATACCCAACAGCTTTCTATACTGTATTGCTGAAGTGGGGTAAGGACGAGAACATCCCAGCTATCCTTGCAGAAATGAGAGAACTTGGCAATATCACGATTACCAATCCAGACATCAACGTTTCAACTGATAATTTTGAAACAGACTACGAGACCAATGAGATTTACTGGTCACTTCTGAGAATCAAATTTGTCGGTGTCAGTATGGTTGATTTCATTGTTAAGAACAGGAGTCGCTATGGGAAGTTTATGGATTTGGAAGATTTCGTTACTCGTATTTTCAAACACAAATTTAAGAAGTACAAGAGCTTTGAGGATGAGGACAATGAAGATGAATACAAACGTTGCCCAGTTAATGCCCGTGCCGTTAGAAACTTAATTATGGCTGGTGCATTTGATAAGGTTGAGAATGTCGGTTCTGTTGATTATGAACGTATCTATAAAAATGAGACGTTACCATCCAGTATGTACAATTATACCTATTTTTCTCTTGATAATCTCCAGCAACCTGGACTTGGTGACAGAAAAGTCGGTATTTGTGCCACTATTGCGGAAGTCGAAGAACGTAGTTATAAAGACAAAAAGACTGGTGAAAAGAAGTATTATGGGAAAATCCAGCTTCAACAAAATATCGATACAGCCACTCTTGTTATCTGGAATGATGCATGGATAAACGCCAAACAATATTTTATGCACAAGAAAGATTCTATTGTCATATTTGCCGGTAACGCCAAGTGGAGCGATTATGACGAGAAGAACATACTCCAGATTAATAAGGGTTCGTATATTACTAATATTTAAATATTGAAATTATGCCTACAAAAGACAAGAATGCATTAAAGAATTACAATGCCTCGTATTATCGTGATCATCGTGACGATAGGAAAGCAGCTGTAAAGGCCAGGTATGAAGAAAAAAAAGATGAGATCAATGCCAAGGCCCGCGAACGAAGAAGACTCCAAAAATTAGAAAAGATCAAAAAAGATCGTGAAAATGGAATCTGGGATTTTTAAGAATGGGTGGGAAGTAATCCGTGAAGATGAGGATGCAGAGGCTGTAAGAAATCGTTCAGAACGTCTCAATCCAAAGGAGCGCGAGTATCATGCCAGAAAAGCTAAAGAGTGGGATCTCGCACATCCAGAGCGTACCCGTGAACGCAAAAGGAAGTGGAGCCAGAGTCATAAACAGTATTCTGATTATTCAAAGGAAAGAGATAAGCAGTTAAGGTATTTAAAAAGAAAAAATATGGAAAAAAAATTAGCAGACAAAAGAAAGAAAATTTCTGGTTCTGGAAAGACACTGGCATCGATGCATCTGAAAAAGAAGTATGGCGCACAAGTCATCTGTTCGTACACCACCAGACCAATGAGACCTGGAGAGGTTGATGGTGTTGACCATTATTTTGTTAGTGAGATTCCAGATAAAGATACGATGCTTGCGTACACTCAGTATGGCAGTTATGAATACTGGGCTCTTAAATCAGATGTTCAGGGAGATATTACTGTTTACGTAATTGATGAAGCTGGCATCAATATGCTGGATAAGTTACAGGATGAATTTAGGATCTACCCAGTTCGTACCGAAAGAAGTGAGACAAAGAGGCTTAAGGCTGGTGTTTCAGAAGAACGCATAGCCCGTGATAGAAACCGTCAAAAACTCAACAGAAGTGTATTCGCTGTGGTAGAGAATGTCGGCACAAAGGCTCAGTTTTATAGAAAAATAGAAAGTGTTTACGAAAGAATTTTAAAATCATAAGTTATGGCAGCACCAAAAGAAAAACAATTTGTGCCAGTAGGTATCGTATTTGATACTGAAACTGGTGGTATTGACAACCAAAAGTGTGGAGTTTGTCAGATATGTATGCATTCAGTTCGACTTGATACATTCGAAAGGACTGGTACGCTCAATATTTACGTCAAGCCATATAACAAGCGCGAAGAGGTATTGAAACCAGTCAAGAAAAAGCAGCTCAAAACCAAATATGAGATTGAGGATGAACAGGCAGGCATCGGCGAGTTGATGGAGTATTCTGATAAGGCGAAAGAGGTTCATGGCCTGTCTTTGGATTTTCTCAGGGAAAACGGTCTCACATTGGAAGAGGCAGCTCAGGCAGTTATTGATTTTGTGAAGGGGTCACAGATTACAACCGGGAATAAAGGAAAACCATTTCTGATAGGTCAGCACATATTGTTTGATGTCGGTATGCTGGAGCAGCTTTTGATGTATGCTGGTTTATGGGATGAGTTTTGTAAATCTGTTCAGGGTGACAAGGATTTCTTCGGGCACTTCCAGCCATTGATTCTTGACACAATGGTAATGGGTTATCTTGCTTTCTGTAATACCAATTTGACAAGTTATGCTTTGGGAATGTTATGCGAGGCTCTTGGAATTGAGATCGATGATGCCCATGATGCTGATTCAGACGTAACCGCAACAGAAGATATTGTTAGGATATTCACTACCAGAATGCGAAATGCAAATAGCGGTGACGAAGAAGGTGCTGGGATGGTTGAAAACAAACAGGAGAAAAAGCGTGTTCATTTTAAAATTTGATAGTTATGGGGTACATATTGGATAAAGAGACTGGGACTTTTGTTGAAGAGACTCCAAAAGAAGTCCAGATTCAACAGAAAGAAAACATTATCGAAGACAAGAGCGATAATGTTGATATAGTAAATCAAGGAAAGCCAAATGTGGTTCCTGGTGGTGGTCTTGAAAATGAGCCAACAGAAACCTTTAAGAGACTTACTGATTTGTCCGTTTTCCAGATTGTAGATCAACAGTCTGGAAAGATTATGGGAATCATCAGCGGATATGCCCTTCAGATTAAGTTTAATCGTGAGGTTATAACATGTACCGCCGACGTAGAACAATGCGCTGAGGGTATCAAAAAATTATTCTACGGTATTATTATGGATCAATTATTGGAAAACAAATAATACTTTCAATCACCTGGGGTATCACTTGCCAGCTATTTTAAATAAAAGAATAGATATGGCAAGTGAATTCTATACACGGCTGAAAGAAGTAGAGCAGGATTTCTGCATTTTGCTTGTTGAAGGAAGCAAGGATTATGCAGGCAATCCTGAGAAGTGCTACATGGAGACTATCGGCAAGGAAGAGAAGGTTGAAGAGACAGACCCCTTCATTGGCCATTATGTCAGAGGAACCTTAAGCCGTGAGGACATCCAGGGTTATATAAAAGAACTGAGAGAGTGTGTTAACAGTGAAGTTGACAACGAAATCTTGCGTTCTTATATAAAATCTCGTCTCATTGCAATTATCGATGAGTGTTCGACTGCAACATATAAGGACCGGAGAGGCACCACGCTTTCTCCGGCCCCTTTGCGTTCTGTTGCCAATCACTCTATCAAAACCCTGATCGACTTGACACCAGGATTAGTCAAAAACGAAGGTGGTGATGATAATGGCGATGAGGAAGACAAGGGTCTTACGTTCAATGTTGTGGTTCCAAAGAAACCAGAAAAAACAAAAGAACAGATTGCATTGGAGAAGTCCGTTGAATCAGAAAATAAATAATTAAATATAAGAAAATGAATAGTGGACTTCGTAACACCATTGTTGGTGCGCTCATCACGATTGTAATAACATTTGTGGGAGCATGGATTCAAGTAAACAACCGGATTGCAGTTCTGGAAGTACAAATGGATACCTATATCAAGGCTCAGCAGAAGAGTGAGGCTGACATGGATAAGGTGTTGGATAAGTTAAGTGATGTCCAAAGTAAAGTAACCAGGTTAAGCACCAAATTTGAAATGGTGCATACTAAAGAAAATCAATGATATACAATTATGATCCACATCAACAAATCCAAGAAAAGGCCCACGTTATCATTGAAGATTCCAGTGAGCTTAAAGCCATGCATCTTGAAGGATTTATCGGGATGGAAGGTATGGTCATATCTCTCGTAAAACGTTCAAAGCGAAACAGTGGTGCATGGGTCAGGATGTTGGGCTAATATAAGAATATGAAAAGAAAGACAATACTTGCTACGCTGTTATTGATGTTGCTAATGATAGTGGCACCATGTTTCCTTGGTGGCTGTTCTCCGAGAGTTATTGAAAAAATCGTCCGTGAGACAGATACTGTTAGAACGGTTGATTCCATTATCGTAAAATCTCGCCCTGACACAGTTAAGGTTGAAATTCCCAGTTCTTCACAAAGTATTGTTACGAATGATACCACGTCACATTTGGAAGATGATTTATATGAATCAGACGCATACTGGGATGGTCAGTTTCTGCACCATTCATTAAACAGCAAACCTGGCGCCCACTTGACCAAAGAGGTTGTAGTTCATGACACAATCAAAGTCAAGGAAAAAGAAGAGTCGCATAACAAGGAATCGAAGGAAAAAGAGACCATATATGTACAGCCAACTCTGAAAGACAAAATCGTATATGTCGGATATGGCCTTGGTATCGGACTAATAATTTTGTTATTGTATGTGTTTAGAAAGAAAATCGTCAGAATTTATGAAGCGATTGGGCTCTGACGTTCCCAGTCGTTTGAAGAAAGTCAAATATCAAACCAAAACATCAAACAGTTATGAAAAGAAAATTGCACATCAAGGAAAGGCTCTACCTGATGAACATTCTTCCTCAGGAGAATTCGCTGGTTAATTTCCAGTTGAAGAAAGCCCTCATGAAGAAGGTCGAACTGACCGATGCAGAGCGTGAGAAATTCGAAGTCAAAATTAATGAAGAAAGTCAGAATATGACATGGAATGCCCAGAAAGATTTTGATGATCCGACTGAGTTCGAATTCTCTGAAATGGAGTGCGAATATGTCCGTAATGCTATAGAGGCACTGTCGGACGGTCAGCATCCAGACGAATACTGGCTAATAGTTACATCATTGTACGATAAGCTCCAGAATACGGAGCAGACAAAGTAGGTTTCATAAAGTATTTGTTTAGTTTCCTCCTGGTTTAATCAGCCAGGAGGTTTTCTTTTGGCTATTTCTTATAAAAGAGTAAGATGAGAAAACTGACACCTTGTAAGGGAAAGATCAATTTTGAGCCATCATACAAACAATTTCTTGTATGGGAGATGCTTGAACCGAAACGTTGTGATAAATGTGGCGGTGAAATCGAGATGCGTCCAGTTGGTTTTGACAATAACGGAAATGTCATTAAGAAACCGTTCTGTAAGAAATGTGGAACTTCTGATATTCCGCGATTGGTTCTGTATGGAGGCGCAGCGGGATCTGGAAAGTCATGGCTTGGTTGTGCCTGGGGTGTTAGCACATGCCTCAGGTTTCCAGGTGCCAGGTTTGCTCTTTGCCGTAAAATCCTTAAGGTATTGAGGGGTACGACATTTGTGACACTCCAGGGTGTGTTGAAAATGTTCGGCCTAAAAGAAGGTGTCAATTACCACGTTGATTACGTAAACCTCATTGTCACATTCTGGAATGGCTCTAAGATTATTTGTCTTGGACTGGAAGACAAGCCAAGTGATCCTGAATTCTCTTGGTTGGGTTCTTATGAAATCACAGCTGGATATATTGATGAGGCATCTGAGGTTTCCGAAAAAGCTGTCGAGGTACTTCTTTCTCGTTGCCGTTGGATGATTGCTGAGACATTCCTGGTTCCCAAGGTTCTGATGGGTACGAACCCAGCTATATGTTGGTTGAGAGAGAAATTCGTTCAAGATGAAAACGGAAAGCCACTGGAAGCCTTGCCAGAAGGTTACAGGTTTGTGCCTGCTACCGTATTCGACAACAAGGATCCAGATTTCGTCGCAGTGTATGTTAACAACCTTCTCAATATTAAGGATGCATATACACGAAACCGTCTTTTACATGGCTTGTGGGACAATCCTTCTGGCAATGCCAATGCAGCATATCACTCATTCAATTCTATCGTACATACAAAGACAGGATTACGCGAAAGAGTGTATAATAAGCTGCGCCCACTCATATTGAGCTTTGACTTCAATGTGGCACCTTATTCTACGTGTATTGTCTGTCAGATAGATTACGACCACAAAGTGTTCTATGTCCTGGAAGAAATACTTGGCAAAGTCAAGGAAAAGACAAACAACACCCCAGCACTGGCTAAATTGGTTTCAGAGACTTTGAGCGCAAGAGGGCATTTGGGTGGCGTTATTATTACTGGTGATCCGAGTGGCGCAAGTAGATCAACACAATCTGAGGATGGCGTTAATAATTTCACAATCATTCAAAAATTCATGAATGACGATATTCTAAGGCCAAGGTTACAACTTCTGAATAAACAGCCGGCACACATCACCAGATTAGATTTTATCAACCAGTTATTCGAAGGGTATGACGGCTGGAGCATCCAGATAGATTTCAGGTGCCACAAACTTACGGAGGACCTGTTGCGCCAAATGAAAAACGAGGATGGAACCAAATGCAAGCATGTCGGACTCAGCCCTGACGGTATCAAATGCGAACTACTTGGCCACTGTAGCGATGCCTTTGATTATGCTGTTGTTACATTCCTTGGAAAGATGTACTCCAAGTTCAAGGCACATGTATCATCACCAATTGTCACGATTCCAGATTACATGAATGCCTATGGAGTTGCATCAGAATGGGATTACTGAAGCTATTTAAAATAAAGAATGAATTATGGCATACAGACGATTTCTTAATGATACCGATTACCTCTCCACAATGACGGAGCAAGGTATGGCTCAGCTGATCCGTGACCGTCATAATCGCGTGATTCAGGCAGAGCAAAGCGCGGAGCTGTCTATCATAGAGTATTTGAAGCAGCACTATATGATAGAAGAAGAGCTTCTGGTAGGTAAAAAGATTGCCGAATACAACAACCAGATTACCTATCCACCAGATGTCTATTTTTTGTATCCAGATGCTGAAGATGACAACAGACTCCATGTGTTCAGGACTCTTACAAGCATAAATGCCATCAAACGCCCTACAGATAAATTGTATTGGCGTGAAATGGATAGCTTTGAGGATATTGGCAATCTGGAAGAAATACCGATGTATTCCCAGATGGTTACCTGGAAGCCAGGTATGAAAGTCAAGTACAATAATTCTGTATGGTTGTGTATCGCTGGTAACGGAATTGAATTTAAGAACATCCAGATACCTGGTGTGATTGCATGGAAGAGGATTGAGACTTATGAGTGGCAACCAAACCTCTCATATAATTTCTATGATGTCGTTCGTTTTGAGGGTGAGTTTTTCATGCTTCTGGATACGGCTAATCTGGAAACCCTTGACAAGACCCAGAATCCAGTGATTTCTGAAGCATGGGGGCAGATAGGTGACTACACTGAAGAATACAACTATGATGTCAATGAACACGAGTATGTCGTATTCAAAGATGAGGTTTATTATCCGATCATGCCTGTAAATGCTGAGGAACCAGTCCCAAATGAGAACATCATACTGGATGATCCAAGAAACCTCAATCTTGTCAAGCACATGTCGCGCGTTGTTGTTTATGAGTTGCACAAATTGATTTCTCCTACCAATATTTCAAATGTGCGCATCAATGATTACAATGATTCTATATTGTGGTTGAGGGATGCCCAGAAATTTAAACTCGACCCCCAGATTCCACGTAGGATTGACGAAAAGGAGAATTACCCATATACAGGTAGTGTTGTGGTTGATTTTGCGCGTGAGCTGGATCCTTGGAAGATGACGTGGTTTGTATAATATATAATAATGTACGTGCGCGAAAGGATGTTTTCTTGTTTCTCATAATTGATTGATAAATAAATTGAAGTGTTTTCTTACTCTCTTAAGGCCCCATCCGTGAGGACAGGGCCTTTAAGTTTGTCAGAAGTCAGTTGCACTTAATACCATGTCTCTGGAAGTCACGTCTCCCTGATTGTTGTAATAGATGGCCTCACAGTTCTTTACCGATGTGCCTGCCAGATTTGCTACATATATTATCGGTATTCCTTTGCTGATATAGTGCGTGATCCCAGTATGTCTGAATACATAATTGTGAAGAGGGAAATTGACACCAATAATAGGTCCAACTTTTTTTAGCCATACATTGACTCTCTGGACGAATTTGTTAATGTCCTGGTTATTGTCTTTATAGTGCGCGACTCTCGCATTAGTACGAACAGGAAATATGTATCCATCCTTGGATTTTTTCTTCCACCTTTTCATTATATCTCTCATTCGTGGATTAATTGGTACAGAACAATCCGTAGACTGCTTTCCAGCTATCTTTCTTCTTTTAAATACAAAATGATCAACGCCATTAAGAGTCTGGATGTCATCATACTTTAGGCATAGCGCATCACATGGAGACTGACATGTATAGAGTATGAAGGTGCAAAAATCGTGGTACAGTTGCGATTTCCAGGCCATCTGAGGGGATTTCGGATGCACTGGCAGCTGATCCTTCGTCATATTGATAAAGGCATTGCATTGTGCTTTTGTCAACGTCTCGTATTTATGGACCGATTCTTTGTTTTTCCTGGCCCAACGCACACCCTTCAGACTATTAATATCAAAATACCCCATCTTGTCACCCCAGTTTAATGTGGCATGAAGAGACTGTGAAACATAGTATTTGCATCCTTCACCTCGTTCTGATTCCAGATAATCCAGAATATCATTGACAAGATCAACTGTTATATCGGACAATTGTATGTCGTTATAATCCTGGTGATTTGCCCTAAAATATTCTTTGAGGCGTTTTTCTGCTTTTTCATAGGCACCATACGTACCCTTCATGCTACCGTCCTTGTGCTTCTCCATCTTCTTTTCGACTATCATGCGTGACATGAGCCAATGAAGACTGGAGTGGTCTTCTTCTTTTTCCTGTGGTTTGACAGCAAGCAGAAGTCCTGACAGAGAACCTTCCCAGTTCTTTGCCAATTCATCGTAGGGCCTTCTGAAGTCTTCCAGGATCTTGTTGTTTTCCTCAGCGAGTGGGGCAGACTTAGTAAAACACTGGCGTTTCTGGTTCCATTGGCGTTTCTTGAAAGTGCCACGTAGAAGCCTTGTCACGCTTACATACCTGACTTCACCATTTTTGTAAAGTCTTAATCTCAAACCGAATGTTGAGCCGAATGACTGATAATTTACAGTTACCATAACTACAGAATTTTGCTGTTAATCAACTACTTACGCACATTTTTGGCACTCGATTTTTAGTCATTTGTGCATCAAATGTGCATTTTTCGTCGATTTCGCGCTGGAATTATGCCAAACTCTGTAGTTTTTGCAGCTAATTTTTCAGAGACTGCCTTTGCGCGTAAGTGGCTGTTTTTCAGTTAATTGTGGGTACTTTTTCAGGTGATTTTTGTCATCTAAAATTTCCCCAAAGAGCGGAAGGTGAGGGATTCAAACCCCCGATACCCGAAAGGGGTATACCGGATTTCGAGTCCAGCGCGATCGATCACTCTGCCAACCTTCCAATTAAGTGAGAGCAAACGAGCATGCTCGTTTTGCAGAACGCCAGAAAAGATAGATACGATGTATCAACTTTCCTTGAAATCGGCTGCAAAGGTACAGTAAATATTTGAATCTGCCAAATATTTATGGATAATTTTTAGTCGAACGATAATTTTGCCAGTTTGCTGCGCAGCATTTCGGCTTCAGACTTGCGGATACTGAGCTGGATTTCGCAAGTATTATCGTAGGTCTGCGAGACGATACGCGGCTGCATCTCCTTCACGATGCGCATCACATCGTTCATCATCGGGTAGGCGAAGGAGTAGGTGACCGTTTCCTCTACCTGGCGGGTCTCGATCTCTGAGTGAGCGATGGCATCGGCGGCAGCTTCACGATAGGCGACGATGAGCCCGCTGGTGCCGAGGTTCACACCGCCGTAATAGCGTACGACTACGATGAGGATATCCGTCAGTTCCTGCGAGTTGATCTGTCCGAGGATGGGTTTGCCTGCAGTGCTAGAGGGTTCGCCGTCGTCATTGGCTCTGAACTCCGTTCGCTCAGGGCCGAGCATGTAGGCATAGCAGACGTGGAGGGCGTCGTAGTATTTCTTACGATAGCCCGCCAGGAGGATGTCCTTGATTTCCTCTACGGAAGTGACATGATGAGCGAAGGCGAGGAACTTGCTACGCTTTTCTGTGTAGTAGCCCTCGCCTTCGGTCTTTAGTGTCTTGTATTCGTCACTATTCACTATTCTCTATTAGTTGTTATACTCCTGCCAACTCTTGATCTTCACGTCGTCGAGCTTCATGGCGGTGAAGGCTTCGATGAAGGCTTTGGCCAGACGGACGTTCGTCATCAGCGGGATGTTGTGATCGATAGCACCACGGCGAATCTTATAGCCGTTGGTGAGTTCGCGCGAAGTATGGTTCTTCGGTACGTTGATCACCAGGCCAACCTTGTGCTGCGAGATGAGATCCATCACGTTGTTGTCTGTACCTTCCTCATCAGGCCATGTAACTGCTGTGGCCTTCACGCCGTTGTCGTTGAAGAACTTGGCCGTGCCTGCCGTAGCATAGATGGTGTAGCCATTCTTTGTCAGCTGCTGGGCGGGCTCCAGGAGAGATACCTTGCCCTTGGCACCACCGGAGGAGATGAGCACGGCATCCTTTGGAATTGAATAACCTGTTGCTATCAAGGCGTTTAGCATGGCCTCGTTCAAGTCATCGCCGAGGCAGCCAACTTCACCTGTAGAACTCATGTCCACACCCAGAACGGGGTCGGCATTCTGCAAACGGGCGAACGAGAACTGCGAGGCCTTTACACCGATGCGGTCGATATCGAACTCGCTCTTCTCAGGTTTCTGGTATGGAGCATCCAACATAATCTTCGTAGCCGTCTCAATGAAGTTGCGTTTCAGAATCTTTGAAACGAAGGGGAATGAACGTGAAGCACGCAGGTTGCACTCAATCACCTTCACCTCACGGTTCTTAGCCAGGAACTGGATGTTGAAAGGACCAGAGATGTTGAGCTCTTTGGCAATCTTTCGCGAAATCTTCTTAATCTGACGGATGGTTGAGAAGTAGATGTGCTGAGCAGGGAATACCATGGTGGCGTCACCTGAGTGCACACCGGCATACTCTACATGCTCAGAGATTGCATACTCTACCACTTCGCCCTTATCGGCTACAGCGTCGAACTCAATCTCCTTGGTATCGGTCATGAACTTCGAAATCACTACGGGGAATTCCTTGCTGACCTCTGTAGCCATATTCAGGAAACGATGCAGCTCCTCATCGTCATAGCATACATTCATGGCAGCGCCTGAGAGCACGTACGAAGGACGTACCAAGACGGGATAACCTACCTCGTCCACAAACTCCTTCACATCCTCAAACGATGTCAGCGCTCTCCATGCAGGCTGGTCAATACCCAGTTTGTCAAGCATAGCCGAGAACTTGTCGCGGTTTTCAGCGCGGTCGATGTTTACAGGACTGGTACCCAGTACAGGCACTCCCTGACGATAGAGTTTCATTGCCAGGTTGTTAGGAATCTGACCACCTACACTCACAATCACGCCACGAGGCTCTTCCAAGTCAATCACATCGAGCACACGCTCCAGCGACAACTCGTCAAAGTACAGGCGGTCGCACATATCATAGTCGGTTGAAACCGTCTCAGGGTTATAGTTAATCATGATAGACTTGTAACCCAGTCCCAGTTTGCGAGCGGTATTGATGGCATTCACCGAACACCAGTCGAATTCTACGCTCGAACCGATGCGATAGGCACCAGAACCCAATACGATGACCGACTTCTCGTTCTTATAATAATTAATGTCGTGCTTAGGCTGATAAGGCTTGCCGTCGGGCTGTGCAAAAGCGGGTGTGTGGGTATAGGTGAAATACAGATAGTTCGTCAACTCGGGATGTTCAGAAGCCACCGTAGGAATACGCTTCACTGAAGGCAGAATACCCTTCTGCTTACGATACTGGCGCACCTCAAGATTCTCCTTCTCCATATTGCCGCCCTGTGGTTTCAGCACGAAGCGGGCAATCTGGAAATCACTGAATCCACATTGCTTCACCTCTAATAACAGTGAGGTTGGCACGTCCTCCAAGGTGTTGTAACCCATCAGCTGGTGCTTCAGGTCAACAATATGCTTCAAACGTTCCAGGAACCACTTGTCAATCTTGGTCAGTTCCTCGATGTGGTCGATGGTGTAACCCTCTTCCAATGCCTGTGCAATAGCAAAAATACGCAGGTCGGTAGGATTAGCCAGCGCATCCTCCAGATTATCAAACTTGGTATGGTCGTTGCCTACGAAACCGTGCATGCCCTGACCAATCATGCGGAG